TTAAACTGAATAGAGCCGATAGTATCAACCGGTGCGATTTGATCACTTAGAATTAGGGCAACAGTTTGACCAGTTTGATTTAGTCTAATATCTAGCTTGAATTTGTTGAGTATATCAAATTCGCCGAATAATGCTAGACCCGTTGGATGAAGAGTGCTTTTTAATAACTCTTTATAACTATCCAATTGTTGATTGATACGAACTACATATGAAAAATCTTGATAATAATAACTATCTTGGATATAGATGGAATCATTCAAGAATCCATTATTGGACGTATAATATCCAGGATATTTTGCTATAGCCCCAGTTGCAATTGACAGTTTTGCATACACGCTCTCATCAATATTACTCTGGTTATTATCATAAATGAATTCACCAACAATTTCACCAGCATATGTTGGATCCCACGCCGGTGATTCTATCGTATTCGTTTGCAGATATGTTTGTCGATTGATTATGCCTTTTTCGGTGATGTCGTAATAATATTCACTGGAATTTACACCAGATGGGGATGATTCTGTGAATGGTGGTGTTACGCTGATGTTGGAATTTTTAGATGATAGTATATGACTGATAAAAGATGATTCATATCCATATCCAAATTTAATCAATTGAACTCTTTTAAGAGAGCCGTTGCTACCAATATCCATAACCTTCACAACTGAAGGTGTGCCGCTCGGCGATGATATGGTAAAAATTTCACCAATTTTAAATCCGGCTCCACCTGATAGAATCTTAACCGAATCTAGAGTAGTTAAAACAGTCGCTCTAACGGTAGAAGTGATGATATAATCACCAACAGAAATCACGCCCGAATATTGTTTATCAATGAACACTTCGTATACAGTATCGGTGATCTTTACGAGTCTTTTAATATAGATGACAAATCTATTAGAAGACGTCTGAATAGTCACGCGCTTTTCGAATATGCTATTGATATCACCATAATTGATAGTAACAAATATAGAAATGTCCTGCTTCCATCTACCATCAGATGCGCGCAAAATTTGTTCGGATGGATAGACAATATCGGTCTCTTGTCCGTATACTAGACGAAATAATAGTTTATAAGCAGACTCGGTCCCCTTTGCTGTATAAAGGTCTTTAATTCGTTGATAAAACAACCGCCGACAACAATGAATCTCTTCTGGGATATCTCTCGCGAGTTGCCGCTTAAAGTACGTAATGAACTCTTGAGGAGTTTGCTCAATGTTGACGACGGTCTCAAGATTATTCGTAAAATATTCAGACGTTAGCCAATCATAATATGCTTGAACAAATTCTGTGAAGGCTGGATAATTTGCCGCAACGTGACTAGGAACCTGTTGAAGAATATTAACCTTGGTCATTTCAGTTTCTGCTCGAAGTGAATTGATAGTTTGTATAATTAGATTGAACAATTGGGGTTATAGATAGTTTAATAGGGTCGATTCTAACTATACGATTCATCATTGAAGCTATATCATTGGAGGCAGTTTTTACTGAAAACGACACCGATTGATTTACTGTTGAAATGATGTTTATGTTATTGAGAGTAATCACCCCGTTAGTGTAATCAACTGATCCAATATTTGGATTCACCACTATCTTGATATTATTTTCAATGTAAAATAATCTAAGATTGCCCACAGAAGAGTTCAGTACGGGCACGTCATCGATGTAGCATAGCTGCGGTGATAACGATGTTACTAAACCATCGGACATTATAGATTCACCGGCCACGCCGGAGTTAAAAATAGGATTGTTTATCGCGATTCTATAACTACTAATTTGATTATACTTTGGCGTCAAATACACCCTAGATTTCATATTGATTATATTACTTATAATAGAAACATCAGATTCGTCGATCAGTCGAGACAATTGTGAGTGTTTAAGAATACCGCTAAAGATATTCAGATATTGGCTATTATATCGCAAGATAGAATCTTGAACAAGCTTGCTCAAATCTGTGGATGTTTTAGTAGTGGCATTTGGGCTATAATAGAATGACACATCCAGCTCAACATCCATAAAATCTGGATCAACGAATGATACTCTAGTTGTTATAGATTTTCTAGGGTTGATGATGGATGTTAATAGCTCAGATTTTTGCGATTCTGATAAAGCCTCGCCAGTTTGACTGACCGGGCAAACAAAGACTTCGCCGTAACTGGGTGGGTCATTATCTTCTCCTCCCCAAACATTGACGCTTCTAACCAACGGGTATAGAGCTATAATGGTTGATCGATAATCTTCAACTGTTACACATCTATTTTGGGCCGTATATAATCTGGGTGCGTTATATCGAATGCTATCATTAGATTCGGCCTGAGTCCCACCAAACGATGGATTTATAGTAAGAACACTAATAGTTGTATTAGACGGAAGTTGCCCGGCGTAACTGAATGATCTGGCACCATTAGCCAGATCTCCGTTGCTAGCAAAATATTCCACTGTGACAACGTTACCCGGCTTTAGAGCTTGACCGATTACATCATTACCAAACTGAAGTTGATATTGCCCACTAGCCAATTCTTTAACAAAAAATACCTTGGATGACGAATCTATGTTCAGAATCGTATCGCTACGTACAAAGGTCAGGAAATCGGCCATTTCAGCGTTTTCTTGAACTTTCACTGAAATAGTGGATATATCAACATTAGAATTTGGGATTATTACACTTCGAGTAGTGCCTTCTTGAATCACGTGTTGATATGATAAAGGATATCCCTCTCGAATCGTTAGATTTGAAAATGTATAAACTGACCCATTCCGTTGTGCCGAATGGGTTTCGGGTGTATAGAACGTGTATGCTACACCATTAATATTGGCTGTAAACGGACTATTTTTTGGTATCTCTAGAATATCTGGAGCATTTAGCGCATTATTGATCATAGTAACGTTTATGATTGCTCTAGAACTGGTGATAGATTTCGGCGTATAACCCAATTCATGTGCTTTAGAAACGACACTAGAACGCTTAGAGGCAGAATCCAAGAATGATTCATTGACGGCTAGATTATAATAAAGACCTTGATAATGGGTATTATATGCAAGAACATCAAGCAGAGTTGAGAGAGCGGAACCTTCAAAGTCATAGTCGGTGAATTCAGACTGACCGCGAAGATACTCTTTTAGATTATTTTTGATCTGATCGAAGTCAAGATCTGTTACATTGATTTTACTATTAGCCATTAGCGAGTTCTTTCCAAAACTAGATCGACTGAGATTGGTGTCTCTGTGTTAACAATCTTGAAGATTATTGAGACATATAATGAATTATTATCCGGATTTGAATTCACAATGACATTAATAAGACTAACCCGAGGTTCATAATTGTTGATTGTATTTTTGATAGCTTCAGTTAGCATAGCCTGAAGCATCGGGGAAAATGGTTCAAATAGTAATGAGTTCACCTGAGAACCAATTTCTGGATGAAAAGGCTTCTCATAATGAGATGTTAACACTAGATTTCTCACCGATTGCTTAATCGCGTTTTCATCAAACTTACGGGCAACATCACCCGTTGCCGGATTTGCAATGAAATTGAAATCTAAATCAGAGAAGGTTCTGGTTGATCGAGTCATGTTAGCCTTTGATATGGTCTCTGATTATTTATTCATTTTTTTACAATTTGATTTTACAAGGTTTACATCAATTGTTATAATGGTTCTCTGTGAAACAAATCCATAAAAGAATCTAGTAACTACCTAGAAACTATCTAGGAATAATCTAGATTAGATACATTAAAGGGTTCAAGAATCAAACCAAAAAGAACCAAACCTGAGAACCCCGATCCTATCCAGACCTAGTTAAGCCTAACAACAAGAACAAATCCTCAATCAGATCATCCCCAATCAAGAAAAACTACTGGATATAGTATCTATCATCAAATTAAAAAGAACGTCACCGGAGTCATCTGATACATCCTGGGCTAATTCTAGTTATGCCCATTAGTTCTTTCTATGTGCATCAATCGTTGAAGTTTGTCATTCCAAGTTCCCATTTCATCATGCTCTTCTTCTGTATGTGGACCTGGTGGCATTTCTGGATTGAATTTGATCACGTGTTGAAAATCTGTTGGAATCTTATCATAATCGGTATACGTTTCCAAAATCCCATTTCTCATAATGACAAATTCATGAGCCATGATTAACCCCCACAAAATACGTTGGG